ATGTCAGAAAAAGACACATCATACATGACCATGCGACAGTATCTCTTGCTTTGTATATATGTATGGGAAACTGAAAAACAACATCTTGATGTTATTGGTTGGACTCGTACGAGTTCGCTGTGGTCTGTTGGTAGGCTTGTGGACGGTCGCTGGTATGGCGGCGGTTCGTGGCTGAGGCTTGATGATGACGATGTTGGCGGTCGCGATTCAGGCGATGGTCCTCGTCAGCAGTTTCACTTTTAATTTTTTACTTTAACATTATAAAAGAACTATTACTAAAACAGTCGAAGAAAGTTTATAACACCCACCCAAAGGGATAAGTTTGGGGAATGAAAGATGCTTATAACACCAATAATAATAAATGGTAGACACGGTGGTATATTTTTACCAAATATGGAGTATTATCCTACAATTAAACTACCAATAAATAATAAATGTCAAATATCTTTAGGTGAAAATTATGACAATAGTGTTAGAATCGGAGATATTATTGAATATAAAGAGTGTTTTCGTTCAGTAGATAAAAGGTGCGTTATGTATTCAACAAATGGAAGATGGGATGATATAAAATATGCACTACTTTCTAATATAGAACATACATACCCAATAAATATATTTAATTTTGACCCACAAGAAAGGACTAAAAAACAAATATACAAAAATGAACATGGTAGAAAACTTAACTAACCCAGTATAAACTGGAAACAAAGAATATGAATAACGAAATAAAACAAAAGATAACAGAGATATTACCGAAAGAGAAAGAACATGCCTTTAAAGTATATAAAATAGAAGATATTTCAGCTGAAAGCTACAACCAAGCACTTCAGGACACCCACCAAGTCTTAGACCAAATCATAAACCTAGTAAGGGGGGATATACGAGAAAAGATAGAAAATATGCAAAGCGTTGCAATTATTAGTCAAGGTACACCAATTCAAGAAGATTTAATATCTAAACTATTAGTATTAGATTTACTAGATAATAATAAAACCATGTCAGAAGACGGATTATACCCAATAGATTGCGAAACGTGCGGTGAGTCAATTACAAGCGATAATGAGGACTTTAACGGTATGTGTAAGGACTGTTATGAGACTCCAATAGAGGAATAGATATGAAATACATGGGAAGTAAAGCAAAACATGCAACTGAAATATTAAATGCTATTCAAGATGAACTGGGTTATCCAAATCATCGTAATGTATGGGTAGAACCGTTTGTCGGGGGGGGCAACATGATTGCTGAAGTGATAGGAGTAAATAGACGTATTGGAAATGATTTGAATTTGTATGTCGTCAGAATGTTTCAATCATTGCAAAAAGGTTGGATACCACCAGATGAAATATCTGAAGAAAGATACCAAGAATTGAAAAGAAACGCACATTGTTTTATTGAAGACCAAGCAGAAATACGAGGATTTGTCGGTATAGGTTGCTCATACTCAGCTAAGTGGTTTGGAGGATATGCAAGAGGAAATGACAACAAAGGAAATCCACGAAACTATTGTTTAGAAAGTAAAAAGAATGTTTTGAATCAAGTACCTAAAATTGCTTCAGTAGAATTTTATGGAGGAGATTATCAAGCATTTCCTATACCAGACAATTCAATCATCTATTGTGACCCACCATACCAAGGAACAACACGATATACAGGAAATTTTGACCACGATAGATTTTGGGAATGGTGCGATGAAAAAGTACAGCAAGGACATAAAGTATTTGTATCAGAATATAATGCACCTGAAGATTGGCGATGTATCTGGGAAAAGAAAGTAAACAATTCACTTACAAAACAAACAGGAAGCAAACAAGGAATAGAACGTTTATTTACAAAGTAATTTAAAAACTAAGAGCATCACATCTCAATAAACTGTGAGAATAGGAATGAAAAAAACAATAGGAATAATTCTTTTAATAATGATAATTGTTAATGCAATTATTGGATTACTTTGTTTTGCAAGTATTGGAATCATTGAAGTATATTTAATTTAACTATACAGAATAAAACATATGGAACAAGAAATAGAAAAAGCATTGATGAAAAAAGCATATGCTTTTGATGAAGAACAATATAAAAAGGTTTTTTACAATCATAAAGTAAATGGTGTACACCTACAATTTCCAAACGGAAACTCATTGTCTACTATATGGGGCAATGGAACATATTCTGATAATTATGACTACGACAGTTACGTTAGTCCTATAGACAGATTAGGAAGTGATACTTGTGAAGTAATGCCTAGTTGTTCAGATGAAGTAAAAAATAAACTTGATGAGATGTTTCCTGAAAACGAAAATGGAAGTGTTTTTGGTAGACTATCTTTTGAACAATGGCTTAAAATAGTCAATTATCTTAATGAAAATAAATAACCATGCAAGACCAAATAAAATCCCTCCCAAAGAAATACATCCAATACACCAACAAGGACAGAAAAGACCGTAGAAAAGCATATGTGGCATTAGATGAGGTGATGGAGATAGTTGAACAATTTATAATTAAATAGTATAATAAATATATGAAACTAAACACAAAACAAGTATTAGTAAATTTTAAAAACGAAGAACTTAAAAACGGAGAAAAATCTCTTACTATTGCAGATGTGCTTTGTATGGTACTTTCAGGAAAAGTATCAAATCCAGTAAAAGGCTGGTATCTTGGTAAAGAAATCGCTACCAAAGATGAAGTAACTCTTAAAGCAGAAGATATTGTCTTTCTCAAGAAGGAACTTGAAGCAACTGAAATTTGGAACGCTATTGTTGTCGGACAAATGATTGAAATGTTGGATAAATAATATGCCACTACTCAAAGGAAAAAAGAATATTGGTAAAAACATCACTAAACTCAAAGTAGATAACATGAAAAAAAGTAAAGCTATGGGTGCAAATGGTGTTAAAAGACCAATGAAACAAATACTTGCTATGGTACTATCAAAGGCAGGTGTTAAGAAAAATGAATTAAAACATTCAAAAATGCACGAAAAGAAAGAATCAATGTCAATGAAACTGAAAGAAAAGAAAATGTAAAAAAAAAGTTAGTTTATATACTCTGCTCATAAGAAATTGTGAGTAGTAATATGAAAGCTAAAATCACATCAGCAACAGCAAAAGGTAAAACTTGGAAAGCCGAGATTATTTCTAATGGTAAAAAAGTAAAAACTATTCAAGGAGGACAAAAGGGAGCTAAACTAGGAGGTTCAAGAACAAAAGCATTTTTAGCTAGACACGGTAACACTACAGCAAAACAATACATAAACGACCTACGTTGGAAAGGTGGAGCTAAGATAGGTTCAACTATTACTATTCCTAAAGGAAAGAAGATATAACATGGAAGATAACAACATAATAATTGAAAACAATCAAGATGTAACTCTATCAAATAATGGTAAAGTAATAGAAAGAGAACCAAATGGTCAATTAAAGAAAGGTACTATCTTAAATCCAAAAGGTAAACCTAAAGGTTCAAGACATTTCTCAACTCTTATTAAAGAAGCTATACAGAAAGTAGCTGATGGAGATGATGAACCTGCTGATAGACTTATAGTTAAACAACTTGTAGACAAAGCGAAGAAAGGAGACTTATCTGCTATTGATAGAGTTATTGATAGAGTAGATGGTAAAGCAGAACAAACTATAAACCTTGATGCTGATATACACACAGACGATGGACTGACTAAAGAAGAAAAAGAAGCACTATTAAATCTTTTAAAATAATATGTTTACTATAAAGATACAACATGCAACTGATAAAATAGGTTTTAATGTATTTGTAAGAAAAGATAATAAAATAACTGCTTTTTACTGTGAAAAAGAAAATGATATTAAAGATAGTGTTGAATTAGCAAAACAAAGACTATTAAATGATAAATAAAAAAGCCCTAGAGAAAATGCTATCAGGTACTCCTCAAGAGAGAAAGTTCCTTGCAGAACAATCTTTTGGGCTTTTTGCTATTTATTACTTTTCAGACTATTTCAAATATGCACTCGCAGATTACCACTATGACTTCTTCCAAGACTTACATGACCTTACTGACAATAAGATACGAGAGGTAGCATGGATTGGATATCGTGAATGTGCAAAGACTACCGTAGCAAAACTAGGTATCATATGGCTTATTGCAAACAATAAACGTAAATATATCAACGTAGATTCTTTTGATAAAGAAAATGCAGAACGTATACTCTTTGACGTTGCATATGAAATGGTAAACAACAAACGATTGCAAGCAGACTTTGGTGTTTTATTCTCAAAGGAACGAGGTATACAGGATATTAAACAGAATCGTATCAATAACTTCGTATGTGAAAATGGTGTGCGTGTAGAAGCTCATAGTACACAAGAAAGTGTTCGTGGACGTTTACACTTAAATCAACGTCCTGATGCTCTTATTCTTGACGATATAGAGACTAACAAGACTAAAGATTCACAAGCATACACAAAACAAGTAGCAGACCACCTTTCAGAAGCAATGGCTGGTATGAGTACAGACGGATTCATGTTGTATCTCGGTAACTACATTACAGAATATGGAAATATCGCCAACATATTTAAACGTGCTGAATCTGACCCAAAAATACGAGTACGCAACATTCCTATCATTATTGATGGTAAACCTGCATGGGACGCAAAATACTGTCTTACAGATGATGAAGCAAAATTAACAGGCAAAGTTTCTATCGAAGATAAACAAAGACAACTAGGTTCACAAGTATTTAGTTATGAAATGATGAATCAACCTATTGATGATACTATTGCAGAGTTCAAAAAAGAACACATACAAACATTTGAAGAAGATAAACTAAAGCACATAAATACCAATACCTATATCACTATAGATACCGCTATATCAGAGAAAACAAGTGCAGACTTTACTGGTATCACTATCAATAGAGTTTCTCAAGAGAATAAATGGTATATCACAGCGTATAAAATCAAAGTAAATCCTAAAGACTTGATTGACCACTTGTTTCACTTACAAGATACCTACAGACCTGTTTTATTTGGTATAGAAAAAACTACATTCACAATGGGTATAAAACCTTTCCTTGAAGATGAAATGCGTAACCGTAATAAGTTTCTCAACATTCGTGAACTGACACACACAACACAGTCAAAAGAAACTAGAATTAGAGCATTGATACCACGTTGGGAGAGTAAAAGTATCTTTTTTGTAGGTAATTGTGATGACTTAGTGCAAGAAATGAGAACATTCCCACGAGGAAACCATGATGACGTGCTAGATTCACTTGCTATGCAAGAAGAAGTAGCAGAAAAACCTATCAACATGGATGAATGGGATAGGATTTTAGGAAATAATAGTGTCATGTACCCTGATATAGGAATATGATTTGCATTATATAAACAACAAGTGGTATAATTTGTACATAACAATAACTTTAGTGGAGGGAAAACACTAAATGGCAATCAATAAAACAAAAAGAGACAAGATAGTTAGTCAAGCAGTATACGAAATACAATTTGCACGAACATACAAACAAGGAATAATTTGGCGTTGGTGGAAAAATGAAGACCTTTACTATGGAAAGCGTGATAACCAATACTACGGAACACCAAATGCAGATAACTATATGGCTACACCTAACGGTGGAGTTGCAGAAGCACGAGCAAATGTAAACGTAGCAAGTGCTAAGACTATGTCATTCGTTGAAACAATGCTTTCAAAGATTGACAGTCCTTTGACTTTCAAGTTCAAGAAAGCAAAGATGTCAGACTACAAACGTGCAAAGCTCATAAACGCTCTTAAAGAACAAGATGCTAACAAGAACGACTGGAATTTTAAAGATTTGCTTGGTAAGGTAGACGCTATCATCTACGGTCGTGCTATCTATACCTATTACGCAGACAGTACAAATGGATATAAGTCTCACCTAGAGAACGTATCAGTATATGATTTCCTTATTGACCCTAGTGGAAGTGGCTATGATCTAGACCATGCTATGTATATGGGTCGCTACAATGTTCGTAAATCAAAGTATGACCTAGAAAAAGGACGTAGAGAAGGTATTTATATCGCAAGTGAAGTAACTCGTCTTATCAATGGAAGTGGTAACGATGCAAACCAACTTTCACAAGAAGATGTAAACAAAGAAAACAAATACGCATATATTGGAAGTCCTGCCAATCGTACTATCAACAATCCTGATATGTACAAGTTCTGGGAATGGTATACAACATACGAAGGAGAACGCTATTACCTTTTGATGACTGAAAACGGAGAATGTATTCGATGTGAGAAACTTGCTGATTTGTTTGGAATAGATAAAGACTTAGGAGACGCAAACTATCCTTTTTGGTCATACGCATATATGCCAAACCTTACAGAGTTCTGGACACCATCAAAAGTAGATTATGTTCGTGAGATATTCATGGCTCAAGGTGTATCAGTAAATCAAATGCTTGATAATGCTGAAGCTATCAACAAACCTCAAAGAGCTGTAGATGTATCAGCAATAGAAAACATTGCAGACCTTGTATACAAACGTAATGGAGTAATCAGAATAAAACCTGGAATAAACATCAACAACGCTTTCAAGATACTCGAAGTAAACTCAATCAACACACCTATTCTCACATACAATACACTTGAAGGAATCCAACAGTTAGAATCAGGTATTACCGCAGCAGCAAAAGGTGTTGCAGAAGAAGATAAAGTAGGAATCTACGAAGGAAACCAAGCAAACACAGCAGACAGATATGGAGTATGGAACAAGTCTTACTCACAAGGATATAAACGATTTGCAAAACTATGGGCTTATGGAGTAGAAGACCACCTAACTATGAAGACAGCAGTAAAGATACTTGGAACTCAAGGACTTGAAGAAACAGTATTTATTACTAAGCGTGATATCAAACCTACAGCAGACTGGAATATCCTTATCGAAAGTACTAATGCAGAAGAACAAGCAGACTCAAACGATAAGAGAAATAAACTTACTTTCATGGCTGGATATAAAGGTGACCCAAGTATCAATCAAAAAGTTATCTTTGAAAAATCAGCAAGTATTGTAGGTTTCAACAATGATGATGTGCGTGAGTTCCTAGACAATTCAGAATACGGAGATGCAGAAATTATGTCAGAAGCAGAACGTGATATGGAAGACTTACTCAACAAAAAGATTATTGAACCTAATGAAAGAGCAAACGTAGCATACGCAACTCATGTCTTAAATTATATGCGAGACCACAAAGAAGATATGAACGATGACCAATGGGCTTTGTTCGATGACTACATGAAGCGTATCGAACCAGTAGTCATGCGTAACATGGGAACGCAATTTATCAATCAATTAGTAAAACAAGGACTTAATCCAATGGATGTAAGTCAAGGTAATCCACAAGACGTTGCTGGTATACAACCAGAAGTTATGGGACAAACACCTGAACAATTAACAACAAATCAACCTAACGGACTAAGTCCACAACAATAATATGGAATATACATACAAAATAGTAGAAAAAAAAGATAATGATTTAGAAACAATTATCGAGAAGGGTAATCTTACTACTCGTTTTACTATTCAAGATATTAAAGACCACCTAGAATTTACAAAAAAAACATTAAGAGAGTCTAAAGGCAAACTTGAAGCAGAAAAAACACAAGATAAAATGGCAGAAGCTATTATGCCTTCTCTTAAAGAAATACCAGAAGATAAATACAATCTTGTTATGATGTATGCAGGACGTAAACTACAACGTGCATCACTTGAAGACATTGTAACGACAGCAGAAGAAACTATTAAAAGTTATACAGAACAACTTGCATACATTAAAGAAACTCTTGGACTTACAGAAGAAGGTGAAGCAGTAGAAAAATTAACAGAAGTTGAATAATATGGATAAAAACGAACTGGAAAAGCTAGAAAATATAAAAGCATTCAGTGAGACTGATGGAGGTATATATGTACGAGACACAGCAAAAGAAGTAGTATTAAACACTATACAAATGCTCTCCAATACATATCAAGAAAAAACACACACAGAACTTATTGCTTTATGTGCGAAGATGTCAGCAAATCTTTCATTGTTCCAATTACTCACAGGTATTGAAGACCAAATAGAAGCAATTAAAGAATTGTACGAACAAAAATAAATAGAAGTACCACAAGCGTGGTGCTTGCTCGGTAGAAGTTATCCCTCCTTTCTTCTACTTAGCAAATACTACACTTGCATTTAAAAATGTTAGTAGTATAATTAAATTATCAGGGCGAAAGCCTTTTGCGGATAGTCTCCGTAAAATAGACTGGCAGTTATGCCTAAACTAATGGAAGAAATTCTAAGCTCATCTGTAGAGTTAAGTGCAGAACCGACAGAAACCGTAAAGGAAGAAGTCAAGAAAGTGGTTGTCCATGAAAAACAACCAGAGGAAACACTAGAAGTACTAGAAACAATGTCAGAGAAATCTGATGATGTTGTCCCTCTTAAAAAATACATGGCAGAGAAGAACGCTAAGAAAGATGCCGAGCATAAAGCCAAAGAGCTTGAAGCAGAACTTGCTCAACTTAGGTCAAATCCTTACAAGAGTAATCAAGACATCAAAATTGACGTACAATCTCTCTCTGAAAAACATGGAATTGATGCGGAAGTACTGTCAGACATTCTCAATGCGTCATACAATATGACCAAAGACAAAGTCAAAGCAGAACTTGAACAGGAGTTTACTCCTAAACTAGCAGAATTTGAACAAATCAAACGTGAAAAAGAAAAACAAGACTTTGAAACTAAATTTAATGGACTTGTAAATCAATCTCTCGTAGAAATGCCCGAATACGCTGACCTAGTAGACAAAGAAGACCTAAAACAATGGGTAAAATCTGGTCAATACTCAAAACTAACTCTACCTCAACTCATAGAGCAAAAGTATGGAAAGTTTTTAGTAGGTAAAAAAACAATTGAATCTTCTCATGCCTCAAAGCAAGTAGAGATGCCTGATACTTCAAAACCTTTATCTGATGAGCAGTTGCTAAAACTAGACACTGACCCAGAATTGCGTAAGAAGTGGGCTGAAGGACTTACAGAAAGAATGAAAAGAATGATGTAAATAAGGAGGGAATTATTAAATTATTCCCAATATCTAAAAACAAATAATTAGATATAATATAAAAAAATGGCAGCAAATCTAGATGCTTTTAAGACAGCATTCAGTAACACTTATCAGGAAATATTCCAAAAAGTGCTTACAGCGATGAAAATCGCAAACACACGACTTCTTTCAGACCTTTACTACGGTAAATCTATCGAACGTGTATACATTGACATTTCAGCAGCAAACGTAGAAGACATTACAGCATATGTAGATATGACTTCACAAGCAGTATCTGACACATCAGAAACTCTTACTGTAGACAAAAACAAAGGTATTATGTTCCAAATTTCTGAAAAGGAATTGGTACAAGCAGGTCCTTTGAATCCTGGAGAATTTATTGGTATGCAACTTGCTACAAAAGTAGCTATCTACGTTGATGCTGATGTTCTTTTTGAAACAACAAACGCTTTGTATGACTTCGACAACGGAGACCTTACAACTGGTGCTTCTACAGGTACACCTATTACTCTTTCAAGTACAACTGTACCTCAAATGGTAATGCGTCTTCCTGCAAAACTTCGTGCTAAAACAAACCAAGTTATCAATGCAGGTTCAAACCTTGCTTTCGTTGTGGACTCATACGGTATTGCTGATATGTTCCAATACTTGCTCGGTAAGAATGCAGACTTCGTAAATGCTTTGTTCCAAAACGGTTACGTTAATGAACAAGTAGCAGGTGCTAAAGTATACGTTTCAGAAAACCTTACTGGTGAAGCTACACTTACTTCAACAGGAACATTCTCTGATGGAGATACTGTAACAATCGGTGGAGTGGTACTTACAATGAAAACAACTCTTGGTTCTACACCAGGTAACGTTCTTATTGGTGCAAACGCAGCTGCTTCTATCACAAACCTTGCTTCTGCTATCAATGGTTCTGCTGGTGCAGGTACAACATATGTTGAAGTTTCTGCAGCAAATAGAATCGTTCTTTCTAAGACACTTCGTCTAACAGCTACAGCTACATCAGCTACTGTTCTTACAATCGTTGGTAAAGGTTCAGGTCGTCTCGTACTATCTGAGACTGCTGCAAACTTCTCATGGACTACAAACTTTATCCATGCTTACTTCGGTAAAGAAGGTGCGATTGACGTTGTTGTTCAAAAAGATGTTAAGGCAGACATGCGTCCAGAACCTAAACAACCTACAACAAACATCATTTCACGTGTATTGTACGGTGTTAAAACGTTCCAAGACGGTGCTCAAAAATTCCTCGACGTTCTTATTGACGCTCGCTAGTTTATTTCTTCAATCTCTAGTTCATTTACAACAAAATATGTTATACTTTACAGTATGTACAAAAACTACAAAGACCCAATAAAGCGTTCTAGTTATATGAAAAAATATAGCAAAGAATGGCGCGAAAATAATAAGGATAAAATAAAAGAATATAATCGTATCTATATGCAAAAATATAGAGAAGATAATAAAGAAAAAATATCCTTATACAAAAAGTCTTTATACAAAAATAATCCTCAAAAATACTTAGAATATTCTAATAAAAATAGATATAAGTATATAAAAAGTCCAAAATCAAGATTTTCTAAATATAAATATGGTGCAAAATCAAGAGGATATAATTTTGACTTAGATTTTGATAATTTTACTAAATTACTTAGTGGTCAATGCCATTATTGTGGTTCAAAAGAAAATATTGGAATTGATAGAATGGATAATAAAATAGGATACACTATAAAAAATTGTGTATCTTGTTGTACAGAATGTAACTTTTTTAAAGGAAGTAAAGAATATACTTACTTTATAGAAAAGTGTAAAAGCATATCATATTTTGTTGTAAATAACATGAGGTTGGGATAAGTAAATTAAACAAAACAACATGAACTCAACACAAGACATAATAACAGCATTTGAATTATACTTTGGAGATGAAACAAGTCTTTCTTCTGCTGAAGAATTAGCATTGGTACAAAAGAAATATAATGAAGTTCTTATGAGTGAAGAATGGGAATTTCTTAAAACATCTGCTAGTGGGACAATGGCAGGTACAGACATCACACAACCAATAGATTTTGACAGAATGACTACAGACCAACAAATTTATATAGGTTCAGGTCTACAAAACTTTCAAGTAATTCCTTTTACAGACAGACGTAAATATGTAAATCAACGTGGTTTCTTTTATTACGATGCAAAAAATGAAAAATTTGTTTCTACACAAACAATCAATGATACTTATTCATTTGATTATATTTATGTTCCACCTGCACTAGACTTGGTATCATCTAATCCTGTATTCCCTGTTCGTTTCTACGACATGCTCTACCACGCTATGTGTATTGATAGTGACATCATCAATATGTCAGACAAGGCACGTTCATACGCTAAAGAAAATGAAGCAAAATACCAGCAATTCCTCAATAGTATGAAATCTTGGAACTTAAAATTATCAGGATTTAACACCTACGGAGTGTAATGGCTTTTATCGAATATAAAACAGAAGGATATGTAAGTGGTATTCAGAACAAACTACCTGCTGAAGATATTAAACGTGAAGCAGGTGCTGATGCAGTAAATTGGTTTGCAACTGATGGAGTACTTGAACTTGTAAGAGGACGAAGACTTGTAGGTAGTGCAGGTTCTCTTGGGGGTGTATTTGGAGAGATATTTGCTCCTAAACGTAATGGAACAAAAGTACATTATCGTAAAATAAACACTAAGATTCAATACTTTGATGGTACTACATGGCAAGATGTTATAACTGGTTTGACTGCTGGTGCTAATTACACGTTCTCGTCTTATATCTCACAACTTGGTGCGTATGTATATGCTTCTGGTATAGACGGATTGTACAAAATTGCTACTGCTAATCCTGCTTCATTCAAACAAATGTATGATGCTACTAAAAACTTTAAAGGATTTTCTATCATCAATGACCAACGTATGTTTATGTGGGATGTATCAAGTCCTAACATAGATAAAACTGCTGTATACATGTCTAAAATTGACCCACAAGGTACAAACTATACAACAGTAACAAATGAAAATCTTGGAGCATCTGGTTCAACAACATATTCAGGAACATTAAGTGCTGTTACAGGTACTCGTTTTTGTCGTATAACAAGTATTACAGGTACAACTGGTGCAGGTGTTGAAACATTCACTGATAATGGCTCAGGAGTGCTCATAGGCTCTCTAGGAGGCACTGGAACAATCAACTATGCTACTGGTGCATACTCTGTAACCTTTAGTGGTGTTGTAACATCTGGTACAGTTAGTGGTAATTACCAATGGGAAGACAGTAATGTTGGTGGTGTAACTGATTTTACTTTTTCACCAACACGTCTTGCAGGTGAAGGAGATATTATTCCACAAGAATATCTCGGTGAACCGATACAAAACATTCTCGTCTTCGAGGGTAAGTATTATTCATTCAAAAAGACTTGTGTATACGAGCTTGACCTAACTACAGATGATACAAACGCAACAAATAAAGTATATCGTTCAGATATTGGTATACCTTCTATGCGTGCATGTGTATCTACGGGTAAAGGAATGATATATTTAGATACTGCAAACCCTGATAAACCTATCCTTTCAATACTTCAACGTAATCCTATTGGTGGAAACCTTGAACCAATAAACCTCACACCATTGTTCAAATGGGAAAATTATACTTTTGATGAGTGTAATGTAGATACTTGGGGTGAAAATATCATTGTAAATGCAAAAGGTGATGGTTTCACAAAAAACAACCTTTTATTCCTTGTGAACGTAGCACAAAATTACTCTGTAGACATCACGGGATATGGAGGTAATACTTCTGCTAAAAATGAAGGACTTTTATACATAGGTGATTCTATTTCAGATAGTGTGTATGAAGTATTTTCAGGTTTTGATGACTTAGATAACGTGATTGATAACTATTGGGACGGAAAAGCAGAAGATTATACTAATGATTTACTTAAAAGATTCCGTTTCTTACGATTAAAAGGATTGATTGACACTGCTCAATCAATAGAAGTATGGGCAAACTTTGACTATGCAGGATTTACACAACTTGGAACGATTGTCGGAACAGGAAGTTATGTTGATTACACAGACCCACAAACTATTGGTGCAAATATGATAGGAACAGTAACGATAGGAGGAGGTGACCCAGCTATTGCGTATCCTTACTTACTAGAAATACGTTGCCGTGTGCCGAAGTTCAGAGTAAGACAACTACGATTTATAGCAAAAGGAATAGGGTATGCTTCAGTTCAGTGGACAATAGACGTAGATATACTGAAATTTGACCAACGAATACCAGTACGAAATAGACAAAAAGAAAATGTTTCACTTGATGGATTGATAACTGACCAACCAAATCCGACACACTAAAAACTTTGACTATTAACATTTAATAAATTATAATTAAAAGAGGAGGACAAATAAAATGTCACTAACACTACTAAAAATTTTAGCCGATTTCGATACACAGTTAGCAACTGCTGCTTCTATTGGTGGCACTACCTCAACTTTGGTATCTGCAACTGATGATGATGGAAACGCTCTACCTACAGGAACATATGGACTTACTATAGACGCAGGAAACTCATCAAAAGAATATATTATCTGTACTCTTACTGGTACAGCTCTTACTTCTATCCTTTCAATAACACGACAAGGTGTCACTTCAAGTGGTTTTGCTCGTACTCATAGACGAGGTGCTAAAGTAACTGTCACAGACTGGGCTATTCTTTCAAGAATACTGAATAATCTTGATGGTACTACAGGTTTTAACTCTCTTGTAAAACTAGGTTATGACGCAGACCCTGGTATTGTTTCTGGGGACGTTACTAAATTTGCTACAGTGCAATATGTAAACGATACAACTACCGCTGGTGCACCAGATGCTTCAACAACCGTCAAAGGTATCTCTCGTCTCTCTACAAGCTCAAACGGTACTCCTACAGCACTTACCTCAATCTCAAACGCTTCTCCTGCAGTCCTCACACTCACTGATCATGGTTTGACAGTTAATGACAGTATCATACTCACTACTACAGGAACACTTCCAACAGGACTTTCACTCGCAACTACATACTATGTCATCAGTGCTGGCTTCGGTGCAAACTCATTTGAAGTTTCTGCAACACTTGGAGGTAGTGCAATAAATACTTCAAGTGCAGGTTCAGGAACCCATAGTTTTACAAAGACAACACCTATTGCTGTAGGTACTTTTGACCCTCGTGTCCCTACTCAATCAGAAAATGATGCTCTTGTAGGTACTTCTGGTACTCCAAGTTCAAGTAATAAATATGTTACAAATGATGATACGAGTACTACTAGTTCTGGTTCAAAAATTCCAAGAGGTGTAAGTGGTAAAATAGATAATTCTTGGTTTCCATCAAGTGTTTCAACATCATTTACCATGCCAGCAGGTGAAAATATTACAGCAGGACAAGCTTTATATGCAGGTGTATATCAATCTACTCCTATTTTATATGATAATTCTGCTACTTTTATAAATTCTGGTGTTAGTAGTTCAAGCAATAGTTTTACTGTTGGTTCTGGTTCAAACAAAATATTAATTGTTTCTATTGTTTTAAGTTCTGGTACTGCTACTGTAACATCTGCTCAGTACAGTGGAATTGCAATGACATTACTACAATCAGATACAAGTAATACAAATGGAACAACGTCTTATTTGTATTCAATAACAAATCCAACATCTGGTGCAAATAATTTAACATTTAGTTATAGTGCTTCTATAAATGCACGTATTATTGCATATTCATTTGCAAATGTTTCTGGTGTAAGTACAAGTAATAAAAACATAGGTGTAAGTAGTATTAATAGTGTTGTTGAATCAAATATAAATACTGGATTAGTTGTAGGTTTTGGTTTTATTCAAATAGGAGGATTATCTGGTAGTGCGTCTTCATCTTCTGTAGAATTACCTAATAATAATATTGTTTCTGTTGGATTACCAACAAACAATATGGCTTATTTTGGCGGATATTCAAACCAAATAGATGTTGCTGGAAGCTCAACTTTTAATTGGACTTTTGTAACAAATTTATCTTACTTTACTTCTGTTTATAGTGTTTCTCTTACCCCATCAAATACTGCTGTAACTGGTTATGCACGTTTAGCAACAGCAAGTAATTCTTATTTAGGAGGTACAGATAGATATACTAAATTTATAGGTTTTGCTACAACAACTACTGCTGCAACAAATAATGCAACAATAAGTGCTTATTTAATGGATTCATTAAGTGGACTTACTGGAAATTCTATTTATTATCTTTCTGATACACCAGGTGCAATAGCAACATCTGCTGGCACCAATAGTAAAAAAGTTGGAATAGCAATATCAGCAACAAGTCTTATTCTTAAAGATTCAATTTAATCATATGGCATACACCCCACTACAACAAGGAGCGACACCAACACTAGGAACATCTGGTTCTGCGGTACTTGAATTACAAAAAAAATTAAATGCACAAGGAGCTGGGCTTAAAGAAGACGCTTTATATGGCACACTTACAGCAGCTGCGTTTGCAAAATATAATCAACCAAAAGTAGATACAAATCAACCTGTTGGTACTGCTTTTCAAATGCCTAGCATTGGTAACAGTTATGAATCAGACCCTAATTATATAAAATCACAAAATATACTTGCTAATAACTTAAATGGTATAGACAATGTAGATACTAACTCTATCCGCTCTTCAACACTTGTAGACTTCCAAGACCGTATCAACGCTATCAATCAGGTATACGCAGGAAAGCTTGCAGAAGCAAAACAACAAGGTGTAGGACGTGTAGGTTCAACTACATCAGTACTCGCTAATAGAGGGCTTGCAGGCTCTGCTAGAGGTGGTGCTATCGCAGAAGGTACACTCACACAAAATCGTCAAATAGAAGACGTTATCAATGCAGAAAAAAATGCTGCTATTCAAGCTATTTATTCAGATGTAAACTCTATAGCACAAGCTGAAGCAGAACGTCGCCGTCAAGCTCTCGAAGGTGGTGCAAAATCTTACATTGACTTCATCAAAGGACAAGAAGCTACTAAACAAACAAACCTCGGTAATACTGTAGGTGCATTTATCGCACAAGGTATTGACCCAAGTACACTTACTCCTGATGAATTAAAAGGTATCGCAGATAAACTCAAGGTAACAACAGGAGATATTGTTTCTTCATACAAACAAAAAAAATACGAACAAAAACAAGCAGAAATAAAAGCAAATCCTGCAAAAGAACTTTCACAAGGAGAAGCACTATATAATTATGACCCTACAACAGGAACATATAAACAAGTAGGATTTAATCCAAAAACAAGTGTTGCAAAATCTGGTACAGGTGGTACTAAAGGCATTGGTAAATATAGTACAGACTTAGATGCTCTTATTGGTAATACTGTTGCTACAATTCCTACTAAATTTGGTCAAGAACAATTTAATGTTCAACTTTCTAAAGCAAGAAATGAAGCAGATAAAATATCTCTTATAGGTTCTGTTGTTCTTAAAAATGCACCAGCACCAGTAAAACAAGATTTTTCTAATCAATCTATTGCTATTTCAAACATAGATAAAGCTATTGCAGAAATAGATAAAGGTGCAAAATCAGGATTTATAAATGATAAATTACAAAAAGGATTTAACATTGTTGGTAGAGACTATGACCCGTCACTTGCATCGATTGCTGCTTATGTTACATCAGCAGTTCAGCCATATCGTAACTCTGTTACAGGTGCAGCATGGGGTTCTCAAGAAGAAGCTGAATATTCACAACTATTTGGTAGTACTTCATACTCTCCGACTGAACTAAAACAAAGACTTACTCGTCTAAAAGAAATAATGCGAGATAAATCAGCACAAGGACTTAATGTTTATATCAATCCCATGAATACATATGCTAATCCATTTGTAACAGGTTCACAAACATCATTTAATACACAACAAAGTAACACTGTCACTGTGTATAGTGTTAAAACAGGAGCACCAGCACAAATACCAGCAGATAAAGTACAACAAGCATTATCATCAGGATTATTTAGACAATAATATGGAAGAACAAGACTTTTTAAACTCAATAGGTGGAAGCTATATACAACCAGAAGTAGTACAACCAAAACAAAACGGATTACTTAAAAGAATCGGTAAAGGTGCTTTAGATTTAGGTGTAGGTTTTGCCAAAGGTGCTGCAGAAACACTAGGTTCAGTTGCTGTAAATACTGAAAAAGTAATAAAAGATATTGCAACAACAAAGAGTAATAAAGAATATGCTTCTCTTTTAGATGATATAAATACTCAAAATCAAAAACTTATTTCACTAGCAAATCAATACCCAAAAGAAGACCCAAAACATACTCGTTATATGGATTTGATTAAACAAAATCAAGAACAAGCAAATATTTTGCGTGATGAATTTTTTGGTACTGGTGGTATACAAGAAAATATACAAAAAGCAGGACTTACTAAAGGAATAAAAAAAATTACAACACCAACAAATGCAACACAAAAATTTGGTAGAGGTGCAGAAAAAGTAGGAGAATTTCTTGTATCTGCTAAAGGAGCTACTGGACTAATTCCAAAAGGTACAACACCTTTAACTAAAATTGCATCAAACACTGCGTCTGGTTTTGTTGGAGGTGCTGTTCCAAGTACTATGCAAAGTGCTACACTAGGTCAATTTGATACTATGTCTGGTACAAAAGAATCATTAAAAGAAGCTGGTGTTTCAGGTACTGTTGGAGGTGCTGTTTCAGGTGCATTATCTGCTACTGGTGAAGCATTACGAGCATCAAAACTACCATCTCGTTTAATGAGTAATATATATAAAAGTGACAAGAAAACTGTAGAAAAAATATTTAGTGGTGAAAAAGTAGATGGTGAAAAGTTATCTGATTGGGCAGTTAAAAATAAATTATCTGGTTCAGTAGAACAACAAGCAGAAAAACTAAATACTATTCTTAAAAATAGTGAAAATAGTGTTATTAAAAGTGCAGAAGCATCAAAAATAAAAGTACCTGTACATCAAAATCTATTTAAATTAGCACAAAATATAATGAAAGATTATGAAACTGTAGGTCGTGGAGAAATTGCAACATCTGCTGATGATTTCTTGCGTGCAGTAAAAGATAATTCTGTCACAGTAAAAGATGCTATTAAATTTAGACGTGTACTTGACAGTTTAAGAACAGAAAATTCATTTGTAAATCCAAAATTAGGAAATGAATTAGGATATTGGTCAGATGATTTAAGAGAAATAATAAATAATTCTGATGGTATCGGTGCAATAAATAAAGAATACAGTAATGCTATTAAGGCTCGTAAAGCACTTATAAATTATGCAACATCTACTGGTAATCAAAAAGCATTAGGTGCTTTAGAAGCATATTTCTTAGGTGGTGGTGCTATTACTGGACAAACAGCACCGACAGTTGGAACGATTATTGCAAAAAGAACAGTACAAAATCCTAGAGTTTTATCAGGTACTGCTCAAGCAATTGAAAATGCAAAACCAAGTACCAAAGTAAGAACCTTAATAAGTAAAGGTGTTGGAGATACATATAGAAAAAATAAGGAAAATAAAATTATTCGAAGCCTGCAGTAGAAAGTCCCCAAACAATACCTATAATGATGAATAATATAATCATAATAACATAATGCAATTTTAAACAAATAAAGTCAATATATGGAAAACATAGAAGAAGCAAAACTCATACAGTCTATCGAAACAAACGATAAACTAGAAAAAATCGGAAAAGATACCGAGGCTTCTTTACTATTACAAAGTGAAGGAAATGATGCGTTAAAAGAACTTTCACAAGTTGTAGAAGCAACTATTATAAATGATGATGAAAACACTGATAAAATAGTACAATCTGTAAAAGAACTTTCTGATAAACTAGAACCTAAAGAAATTGGAGATGGTGCTGTATTCACAGTAAAAGGATTAAAAGGTGATAAAGGAGATAAACCTACAGAAGAAGAACTACTTGTACTTATTAAACCACTTATACCTGAACCAATAAAAGGTGATGATGGAGAAGATTATATTCTTACAGAACAAGACAAAAAAGACATCGTTTCTTCTATTGAAGTACCTATTATTGAAAAAATAATTGAAAAAACTGAAACAATCATAGAAAAACCTATTACAATAGACAAAACAGTAACTATAGACAAAACTAAAACTGTTGTAAAAGAAGTTGCTAAATATGAAACAGCAGAAGATATTGTTGCAAAACTAAATACTCTTTCAAAAGCACTAGATTGGAAAACAATAAAAAACTTCCCTGATTTTTCTAAGAATGGAGGTAGTGGATTAAATACTGTCTTTACTGATGGTACAACTATTGTTGGAAATGGTCTTGCTGATAATCCTTTGCGTGCAGTTGGTTCTTCAAGCATTACAGGTCTTATAACAGCAGGTACTAATGTAACTATCACAGGTAATGGTACAGCAACTAGTCCTTATGTCATAAACTCTACAGGTGGAGGAGGTGGTATCGGTGGCTCTATCGCATCTACTCAAATCGCTATAGGTTCTGGTACAGATACTATTGCAGGAAGTGGAGACTTTACTAAAGTAAATGGCGTTGTTTCTCTTTTCGCAGGTGCTATTGGTTCTCCAGCGTGGATAAACTACTCTGATACTTCTGCTAATGCTTCATCTCTTGGGTGGTTCGCAGGACAAAACAAGTCTAGTACAAATAACTTCCAAGTTTATTCAAATCAACGTGCAAGTACTGTGCTTGATTTTGATAGTACTAACGATATTTATAAAATAGGTAGAAGTAGTGCAAAAGTTCGTACAGATGGAGTAAATAATGTAACTATTGGTGATACTGATTCTCTTGATGATAGTACAAGGCTTATTGTAACTATTGGTTCTCAGATTGAATCATATACTACTCTTTTTAATTTTAAAGACCTTTCAGGTAATATATGGGGTGAATTTAATACATCAGGACAAGCAGTAAATTTCGGTGATTTAAGTAATGCAATAAATGGAACAAAATTTTCTGTTGATGTATCAGCTTCTGGTATAACTAATTTCTCTAATCTTTTCTATCTTAGAGATGTTGCAGGAACTCCACTTCTTGAAGCAGATATGTTTAACAAAACATTCTCTTTTGGTGATTTAACTAACGTAGTATCAAATACTAAGTTTATCCTCAATGCTAATACGTCTCTTACTCAATTACTTTCAAATACTTTTACAGTAGCAGACCCATCAGCTGGTACTCTTTATACAAAAATTGATGCTCCTAATTTATCATTCTTTTTTGGAGATGGAGACCAATCTTCATCAGGTAGTACTAATATTGGTTCTATTGTTTTTCAACCAGCTCAATGGGATATTTACGGTACTGTAGCAAATGGTAGTAGTCTTACTTCTGTTATTCGTAATGATAGTAATGGTGTTGTTTGGATTGGTGATTCAGACGGTGCTGTAAATGGTACATACTTTAGTGTTGATGATGTCAATACAACATTTAATTTTTCTACAAGAAACATAACTATCGGTGCTCAAGCATATCTTTTCCCAGCTTCAAGTGGGGCTGGTGTATTGACTAACGATGGTGTAGGAAATCTTACGTGGACTGCAGCTGGTTCAGGAACTGTAACAAACGTATCTGTTGTAACAGCTAATGGTATATCAGGTAGTGTTGCAACTTCAACAACTACTCCAGCTATTACACTAACTTTAGGTGCAATAACTCCTACATCAGTCGTTGCTAGTGGTACAGTGACTGGTTCTAATCTTTCTGGTACAAACACTGGAAATGTTACTATATCTGGTGAAAATTATCTTTCATTAGCAGGTCAAGTTATTACAGTAAATGCAGTAAATCTTTCTGGTACAAATGTTACTGGAACTCTTGCTGCTGCTCGTTTTGGTGCTTTAACAGGTGACGTGACAAATACTGCTGGTAGTTATGCAACAACAGTTGGAAAAATAAACGGTACTTCACTTGCAGGGCTTGCAACTGGATTACTTAAAAATACTACAGGTACTGGTGTACCAAGTATTGCAGTATCTGGTACTGACTATGTAGCACCAGGTGCAATAACTACAGATGGTATAACTATGTCTACTAATAAAATATTAGGTAGAACAACAGCAAGTACTGGTGCTGTAGAAGAAATAACTGTTGGTAGTGGACTTACATTATCAGCAGGAACACTTAGTGCATCAGGTGGTGGTTCTGTAACTATTACTGAAGCTGAAATTGATTTTGGCTCTATTCCTGTACCAAGCAAGAAATTTACCATTACAAATGCTGGAATATCAGCAACAAGTAAAATAATGGTAACACCAAGTGGCAGTGTCGCTACTGGAAGAGTGGGAGATGATTGGGAATGGGACGCAATAAACTTCTCAGCAAAATCAGGAACAGGACAGTTCGTATTAACAGCAAAAACAACATATGGTAAAATAATAGGTAAGCGTAAAATCTATTATACGTATGCTTAACAATTAACAATTATTTAAATTTTTTATGGCAATTATTGAAACAGGTTCTAGTGCTACAGGTGTAGCAAATGTAGACACAAATTTTAACTTACAAGTAAATGCTCCAGGTTTTACATCTGGTGGTGTTTCTCGCGGGGGTGGTAGTGAAAATGGTAACGCAATTTTATCAGAAGTAGATGATGGTTCAGTTAATGGAAGTCGTGAAATGCTTTCACCAGAAGTAGATAAGGATTATCGTCTTCGTGTAGCACATGATAATGTGCTTGACCAAGAACTTTTTGATTACACAGCACAAAATACTGGTAAACATACATTTACGTTCACAACTCTTGCAGCGACAATTGGTACAAGTGGTATTACAACAAACTCTGGTAACATTACAACAACTACAACAGGTCTTACTTTTGGTACATTTGCTCAATTTCCAGTAGGAGGAACTCAAACTATTGTGTGTGAAACTTCTGTTGCTTTTTCAGCACAACCTAATGCCAATACTGTTATTGATTTTGGTCTATTCCAACGTGGTGCTACTACTGCTTTTGCTCCATTAGATGGAATATATTTCCGTATGAGTGCAGCTGGTATGACTGGTGTTATTAACTCTGGTGGTGTTGAAACATCAACTGCAGTATTTCCTTTAGCTCTTGGTACAGGAACATTCACATATACAAATAATGCTACTAATCGTTATCTTATTCAAAGTAACAACGTTTCTACTACATTTTGGATAAACAATGTTAAATATGGAGAAATCGATACACCAGTAAGTCTTAATTTCCCATGTAAGTCTACGGCTCTTCCTTGGTCATTCCGTCACGCTATCGTTGGAGGTGCAGCTGGAGCAGTTACTCAAGCAGTATTTTCAGATTATCGTGTACTAGTTCGTGGACCACAATACTCAGACCGTCTTGGTGTTGTTGGTAATCGTGTTCTTGGTTCTTATCAAGGTCTTTCTGGTGGTACTATGGGAGGTCTTGCAACATATGTAAACTCAACAAACCCAACAGCTGCAGCACCGTCTAACACAGCACTTACAGCTAACTTGCCTGGAGGTTTCGGTGGTCAAGGTTCTGTGGTTGCAGCTGCCGCTGCTGCTACTGACGGTATTTGGTCTAGTTATCAAATACCAGCAGGTTCATCTACTGTACAAGGTCGCAGATGTGTTCTTCGTGGTGTATTGGTTGATGCGATAAACCTTGGTGCTGTAGTTGCAACAACAGCTACTACGGTACAATTTAGTCTTGCATGTGGACATACAGCAGTATCTCTCGCAACAGCAGAATCTGCTTCAATGGCAACTGCAACAACTAAAGCACCTCGACGTATACCACTAGGATTTATGACATGGGCAGTAGGTGCAGGTATCGGTTCACAAGCTCAATCAGGTTCATTGTTTGTAGACCTTGGAGATGCTCCTGTTTATATAAATCCAGGAGAATTTGTCGCTCTTGTTGGTAAATTCCGAGTTGGTACAGCAACTGCATCACAAACAATTGACTTCACTTATACACCTGTTTACTCATGGGAATAATAATTAAAATTATATGATATATACATACAAAAAAACACAAGGAGGTACAATCGGTATTAAAACAGATGAAAAAGGAGTAGAAACAATCGTAAAGATTGCTACACTAGCACCACGTCTCAATGCTTTTAATGCTCAAAAAGTAATTTTACAGAAAAATATAGATGATACCAGTAATGATATTACAAAGTTTACCAATGCAGTAATAGATGAAACTATTTAATATGACACAAGAAACACTCAAAAAACTAGAAGAAGTATTTGGAAAAATTCGTGCAACATCAAATGGTTCAAGTAACATAGATGAAGAAACAGCAGGTATTCTCCATGCAAGTAGTGGTGGACACGCATATCTTGTTATTGATGATGAAAAGTTTGAACTTGATATGGAAGATGTAGAAGCACTTACTAGACATTCACAATCTAACGCTGGGACTAATAAAGAATAGGCTTATGAGTGACAAAAACGATGCAATAATTCAAAGACTTTCTGATGATATGGCTTACATGCGAGGTAAGCTTGATGAAGCACTACCAGAAATGAAGAAAAGTACTGAGACAATAAACTCAATACTCATACTTCATTCAGAAGAAATCGCTACTTTGAAATCAAACCAAGAGAATATCAAAGGAAAAGTAGCAGTAGCAGGTGCTGTCGCTGGTACAGTCATGGGAGCATTATTCGCATGGATAGGTAAACAATTTTAAATTATGTATAAACTTGGAGCAATACCCAATAAAAGAGACGTTCGTGATATCCCTGTAGGTGCTGTACAAAGCCCTGTAATCGTCCCAGACGCATTTAAAACAGATATTAGTATGATACCTATACTCAATCAAAATGCACTTGGTGCGTGCGTAGGACACGCTCACGCTGTTATTCACGCATACCTAGAATATAAAGAGACAGGAAGTGTAAAACTATTCTCTCCTAGATACTTATATGCACTTTCTAAAAGAATAGACGGACTTGCAACAGAAGGCACATATCCTCGTGTTGCTAATCGTATTATGCAAAAAAATGGTTGTGCTTTAACGGACACTGTCCCTAATGACACGACACTTTCACATAACGAATACATCAACATAAAAGACACTGTAAAAGTCACAAAACAGGCAAGTATTTATAAGACAAAAGGGTACGCAGATGTTTCACCAACAAAAGAAGCTATAAAACAAGCACTATATCAAAATGGTGTTATTGCTATGTCTATTTGTGTTGGCGACTATAATTACGCTCCAATGGCTAAAGGTGATATAGGACAACATCGTGTTGTCGCTTATGGCTATCAAACTGTAGGAAATGACCTTAAAATACTTTGTCGTAATTCATGGGGTGAACAATGGGGTGATAAAGGAAATTTTTACATCATGTTCAATACTTTCAAAGATGGTATTTTTGATATAAACGTATATGTAGATATTCCTAATGAAATACTTGAAGAATACAAAAAAGTAGACGTAACTATCACTCGTTCAAAAAGTACTAAAAAACAAACACTTGGAAAATTAGTAGCAAAACGTAATGGTGCTACGTTTACTTGTGATACGTTAGAGTTACCAGACCTTCAAAATGCTCCTAATATCTCGTGCGTTCCAAAAGGTACATATGATGTGAGTTATACACGTTCTGGTCTTTTCAAAAAGTCTACGTATGAACTTTTAAAAGTGCCTAATCGTTCAGGCATAAGATTGCATAGCGGAAATTACGCATGGAAAAAAGACGGAAAAGGTGATATTCAAGGTTGTATACTACTTGGAAGTGGATTTTCTGACATAAACAAAGACAATAACGAAGATATTATAAACAGTCGTTTGACAATAAACGCTTTCGAGCAGTTTATGGGAAAAACTTCTTTCAAACTTTTAATAAAATAAATAACATGAAAAAATACAAAAGAGTAGTGGGGAAAGTAAAGGGGGCATATGGTATTACAGATTTTGATAAAAAAAAGATAACAATAAACAAATCTTTAATAAAAAAACATGGAGAATCAATAATTTCCACAATATTACATGAAGAAACTCATGCAAAACATCCAAAAATGCATGAAAAAACTGTTAGAAAATTAGAAAAGAAATTAGTAAAAAAAACTTCTCCTTCTATAAAGAAAAAACTTTATTCAAAATATAACTAATTGTGGATAAATCAAGTGTACTTTCTTGTACATTTGGTATAATTACACAGGGTAATAAACCCAAACAATATGACAAACAAAACAAAAGTAGTTTTAAAAAGATTTCTCAAAGGTGCATTATCTGGTGCAGTTTCAACAGCTTCAGTGATTGTTGTAATGCTTCCACAAAACACTTTTGCAGAAGTAAGTGCTTGGATTGGCACAGTAATGTCTTCTTTGCTTGTAGGTGCTATCAGTGGCGGTATTCTTGCTGTTGATAAGTACGTAAACTACAAAGCGTAGTCCTGTCCACTAGAACATATCTAGCACAATATGAACTTAAAAAAATCATTGATGGCTTTTGCTATATTGCCACTGGGAATATTATTGAACCAACCAATAGAGCCAGTCATCATAGAAGCACCAAATGTTATTCAACTTTCAAAAGAAGAAGTAATAGCAAAATATAGTGAACAGTATGGCACGTCATCAGAACTTATAACAAAAGTAATGATGTGCGAAAGTGGAGGTAATCCAAATGCCGTAAACAATAACGAACCAAATAACATACAATCTTTTGGTATCATGCAGTTTCAAAAACCTAGTTTTGACTATATGTCTAGCAAAATGGGTGAACAGTTAGACTTTTATAGTTATCACGACCAGATAAAACTTGCGTCATGGGCTATATCAAATAACATGGGCAGAAACTGGTCTTGCTATCGTAAAGTTACTGGTAAATAACTAAATGTATTATTTATCAAATTAAAAACACACTCCTTTCGGGGTGTGTTTTTTTATTACATGTTATAGGAAACTATTATTCGTTTCTGAATTTGCGGAATCGTGTTTATTCCTTTTCTTGTGGCACATAAACAAAGTAACATATTTACTACTATTGTGTCAATAGATACTAACATGATATAGTCTATCTACTGGTCGCAAGACTAGGACACATAAGGCACACTTTCGGGTGTGCTTTTGTGTTATTAGTTGCTTATCGACAGGGCAATTACTAGAAAAAAGATATACACATTGTTGTATATCTTTTTTATTTGTACAATGTATTCAGATATTTAATTCTTTTAAAAATGGCAAAGCAAAATACAAAGCACCATAGAAAGTGCAAGTCACATCAAGGTAGTGACAACCCAAGAAACATATCAATGGTTTCAGTAAAATCACATCAGTCATGGTATCAGCTTTTTGGAAACAAAACGCCAGACCAAATCGCACGAATTATAAACAAAGTATGGATTGACCCAGACTTTAAATTCATTGTTGTAAAAAACGACACTTTTAAAGACCCAAATCAAACTAACTTATTTCAAGGAGGACATGATGGAAATGGATACTAATGTAACTACCGACCAAATTCTTGGTACTATCGCCTTTGTAGGCACTTTCTGCTTTGCTATATGTATTGCAGGTATCGTAATTCACTTACTAGATAAGTGGAAAGCAAAACACCCTTAATTTTTTGTAATATGACAATAGAACAAATGATTATTGCCATATATTGTTTATATGGTTTATGTATTACATTTTCTGTAGTACTTATTGTACTTTTGTACAAAGAAAATAAAGAATTTGATATATTCTTTAAAAACATAAACAACCCTCACTAATTGTGGGGGTTTTTTAATACAAACAAAAAATACCTTTTGCAAGGTATCTTCTGTACACAGTGTCTAAAGGGTCGATTCCATAGACAAATATAGTGTAGCATGAAAGAAAGTAGTATTATGTACATAGACATTAAAACATAGAAATCATGCTCTTTGAACCACTAACATTCAGACAGAGATGTCGTGTATGCAAAACAGTAACTGACCATTATTCTGTGTTTTATTCTATGGACTTTAAAAACCATAAGATTATCATAGAAGAACATTGTGCTGTATGCAATATGAACGCTCACAAGTACGAAATAAAAGAGCAATACTCTCACGTTTCTTACATCATTGAGGAATACGCTCGTATTATTCCACCAGATATTTCTGAATTAAACTAACAAGCATCTTTTGGTGCTTGTTTTTGTCTACATTCTCCACAATGTGTTTCATTAAACTTAGGAAATAATTGTCCACACTTTACACAGTATTCGCACTCATTCAATATTTCAATAGCTAGTTTGCCTTTTGCGGTGAGATGACTTGCATTACTGAGTTTATACACTTGTTTAGTCGTATTGTTCATGTGATAATGTTAGCACGTGAGACCTATACCTGAAAAACTAAAAAATGAATTATCTGTGGATAAGTATTATTCAAAATGTTGCTTGTCATATCTTGGTTCATGTTCTGGTCGTGTAGAGTGGCATCACAACCTTATTTATCAAGGAAGACAAGAAAATGCTCGTTTCTGTATACTTCCAGTTTGTCATGCACACCATGAAATAGAAAAAAGAAAAGATATAGGAGAACAACTTGACTGGATAATGCTTAATAGAATATCTGATAATGAAATTCAACAGTATTGTAAAGCGGTAAACTATCTACACATTAAAAATATTTTAAATAAAAAATATGGTACTTATATTGAAAGGTAAACCAAAAAGCACTTCTCACATTTATAAAATGACTTGTCGTGGTCGTTTTGCTTCAATGTATATGTCTGCTGATGGTAAAGCACTAAAAGAAAGTTACGCATGGCAAGCAAAAGAACAATGGAAAGAACCTGTGCTTATTGGTGACATTTATGTTTCAATGAAAATATATTTTGACACTAAAAGAAAATCAGATATAGACAATTTTAATAAACTTACTTTTGACTCTTTGACAGGTATAGTATGGCAAGATGATAGTCAAATTCGCAAGATACTGATTGAAAAATTTTATGATAAAAATTCACCAAGAATCGAAATATGTGTACACCCTTTTATAAGTTATTATGGAACGTTTTAAATCACTCATATGAATAAAAAAACCCCGTTAAAGTCCCATTTTGCCCCAATAAAACGATATGAAAGTGGCTATAGATGTATAGAATGTGATGCAAAAGTATCAATTCTTTATTCTGGTAAATGTGAAGACTGTACAGAGTATTTTGACTAAACAAAAAAACACAGGAGATGTGTTTTTAAGGATGGCGAGATATATAGTACTTATTATTTATGCGTTTCTTTTATATGTTGAAATTATTTGAGTAGAACATAAGAACAATGCGTGACAAAGTCCATCTTGTTTGCCTGCAAGTATATTGTACACCATATAAAAATAAAAATGTATAGGCAGTTTATTCACTTATACACAGTTTACTTATTTGACTTAGTATGTGTACTTGCGATAATGTATATGCCGTAGTATCGACTATGGCGATATTAACAAATTAGCTTGGATTCTCTAGCCTCGCCATTCTTCCAAGCGTGGCAGGACTAGAGAAGATTTAACATTGAATAAAATAGAATTTGTAAAAGATAAGATACCTTTTACACAAGTTGCAAATGGTGTACTTACAGACAAAAGACTTTCTGCGAAAGCAAAAGGATTGTATGCGTATTTGTATTCAAAACCTGATGGTTGGGATTTTGCTATTGATAGAATTGCTCTTGAAATGTCAGATGGTAGAAAATCTATTAACGAAGGATTAAAAGAATTAGAAGTATTGGGATTTTTAACAAGAAAAAGACAAGCAGATGGTCGAGTTTTATATTTGGTACATTTTCCACCAATAGAGCCAAATGCCCAAAATGGACATATGGATATAGAGCCAAATGCCCAAAAAGCCATAGTGCCAAAAAGCCATATGACCAAAATGGGAACAGTAAGTAATAAAGATATTATAATAATAAAGAATAATACAAGTAATAAAGATAGCAACGCTGTCGCATTGCAGGGTATACCAGTAATTATTGAAGCTTTTGAAAAGGTAAATAAAGCATGTGCTGATTTTTATGGAAATACTACTCAAAGAAAATACACTGAAAAACTTATAATTGCATATGGGCAAGAAATGGTACTTAAGGTAGTTTCAATGCTTCCGCAATTTAACGCTAAGTTTTACCATAAAGCTACTACACCAAAAGAACTATGGGACAAGTGGGCAAAAATATCTGCCGAAGCACAAGCACTAAAACAAGGTCGTGGAAATAAATATCAAATAACTAAAGTATACTAATATGCAAAAATACATAAAAATCTTATTTAGAGATAAACGAATTGAACCAGTGTATCTTTCAATTGAAAAATGGGAAGGTATCGTGAATGATGACAAAAATTTAGTAGCGTATAAATTGGATAACGAAACAGAGTGGACTGGTAGAGTATTAAACAAGGCAGAAGTAATATATTCTGAATTTGACAAAGAATATTCAAAGAAACAATCAGAACCTAAAACAACTTTTTACCGACATATAGTAAAAAATACTGTTGTAGAAATGTTAGAAGGACAATTACCAGATGATATAAGTGAGTATGTAAAATTATAAAAACATGACGACAATAGAACAAAATGTGCGACTTGTAATAAAACAAATGAAAGAAAAACTACACACAGAAGATAATTTTACAATGTGGTATGCAGGATATAGGCTTGATATAAACATACAAGAAGAAATAATATATATTCCAAAAGAACCTTTTGAATTAAAAACAATAATTCCTGAAAAATTTTTAAATTTAGAAATTAAAAATGAAACCAATTAAAAGAAAGAAAAAACCAAAACAACAACATTGTAAAAAATGCTCAATGTTATTAGAAAGTAATTATCATAAGAAATATCCTTGTATATGAAACATATAAATAGTTTATCCACATCTAAGTAGTTGCACCAATGTGCATACTGTGCTAACATATAAAAGTGAGTAATTAACAGCTTTACATGCTGTATCTTGTATCCATACTTGTAAAGCGTGGATACAGGATATAGCAACAATTATATGAATGAAATAATACAAAAAGAACAACTTTTAGTAGTCAAAGAAATAAAACAAAAACTACTAGAAGCAGAATTAGATGGTCAAATAGTACCAGAAAATGTATACGAGATTATCAAGCAAGTAGAAGACTTATATACACCATTAGAAAAATACGATGATGGTCAAGGTCGAGGATACGATATATTAGACGAAGAATTAAACTAACATGAAAAAAACACCAACGATAGATTTAAAAGGTAAAGCATACGCAACTGTACCTGCTCGTATAAAAGAATTTCGTGAAGATAATCCAAATGGACTTATTGAAACAAAACCAGAAATACTTGAAAATGAGATAATGTTTTCTGCTCGTATTCTTAAAGACAAAGCAAATCCTTTTTCTGGTGAAGCAACGGGACACGCTATCGGTAAGAAACAAGGCGATAAAGCGTTTGAAAAACTTGAAACAATCGCAGTAGGTCGTGCATTAGCACTTCTCGGATATATGGCTTCTGGTGATATTGCTTCTGGTGAAGAAATGGAAGAATACATTGAATACCAAAAAGAAAAAAAAGAAAGTGATATTATTGAAGCAAAACAATTACTTTCAGAATGTAAAAATCTTAAAGAATTGCAAGAAACATGGGTATCACTAGGCACGCTTATCAAAGAACCAGAAGTACTGGCAAAAAAAGACGAATTAAAACTAACGCTTAAATAACATGTTTAAAAAACAATTTGAAACAAAAGAAGAATGGCTTGAAGCACGAAAAGGTAAAATAACAGGCTCACGACTTAACGGACTTGTTGTAAAACGTGGTACTGGTGAAAAAATAGCATATTACGAACTGATTGCAGAACGTATCGCACAATCACCAGACGAAGAAAACCCTATGGATAGAGGTAATCGTCTTGAAGAAGAAGCAATTACATTATTTTCAGAAAAAACAGGTAAAAAAATAAACACGTCACTGGTACTATGGGAACGTGAAGATAATCCTAGTATTGCAATCTCACCAGATGGATATATGGAAAATGAAGCAGTAGAAGTAAAATGTTTATCTTCTGCAAAACACATCGAAGCATATCTTACAAAGAAAATACCTGATGAGTACGAATATCAAGTATTACAATACTTCATCGTAAATGACAAATTAGAAACTTTATACTTTGTTATGTATGACCCACGTATGCCTGAACACTTGAAACTTCATTATTTCATAGTAACTCGTGAAGAAAAGAAAGACGACATTGAAACATACAAAACATACCAAGAAGAAAAACTTGCAAAAATTGACGAGATTATAAACCAACTAACATTTTAATTTTATGATATTTAAAGACATTGTTACAAAAAAAAATTATACAAAAGACGGGCAAGAAAAAGCAACTTGGTTGAATGTAGGAACATATAAAAAAACTGATGATGGAAAGGAATATATTGAACTCAATATGTTTCCTAATACTCAATTTTATGTTTTTGAAAAAACTAATAAAACAACTGTTCAAAAGGATGCTGTAAACGACACAGTCACTACTGCAAGTGATGATTTTCCTGAAGGACTAGATTTGTCAAAAATACCATTTTAATGTATGGAAAAACCAAGAACTTTAAAACAAAACGACAGTCTTCATTTGTTTTGTAAAAAACTTGCAGATGAACTCAATGGACGAGGGTATTATGTTCAACTGGTTTTGAAACCAACATACGAACTACGATGGGACACAAAAACCGTAAAAGAACATCTTTGGAAACCGATACAACAAGCAATCTTAAAAAAAGAAAGTACTACATCACTTGAAACAAACGAAGTAACAAAAGTACACGAACAACTTATGCTTGCATTACAAGATAAACTCACTGAACTTGATTACATAGATTTTCCAAGTGAAACACAAACACAAGAATACCTAGCATCATATGAAAAAAACTTGTAAAAAATGCAATAACATGTTTTCTACAGGACACAAAGATGCTGTGCTTGTAAAATACAAAGGTACAGTCATAGGAATCATCGCCTGTACAAAACATGCAAAAGAAATAATTAAACTTATTGAACATGAAATCACATCTTAAATACGATACACTTGCATATCACTTGTACCAGTACCTCATAAAAAACGAGGGGTGGCACAGTAAAGGAAGTTTATATCAAATATCAGAACGTGAAGAATATTCACCAGAGACATGTGGAAGAACACTTCGCACCATGTCAGAAGATGGAATCATTCAGTGTGAATATTACAAAGGAAAACGTAAACAAAAACTAGCAAAGTACTCTGCATTACCAGTCGTGCAAAAAGTACTTATACCAACAATTATTATTAGAGAAGACGGAACAAGAGCAGTAAGAATATGATAAACCTAAAAACAACAGAAAGAATAGTTGGTTATATACCAAAAGGAACAAAAGCAAAATTGACTAAGAAATACAAAAAACCTATTTCACAAATAATAGAAATGCTTTTATTGAAAGACTTGCAAAAATAGTTTTCCACAGTTGCAAAAGTGTACACACTTGCTATACTATATACAGAGCAAACAACACTAAAAATGCTCTATAATTATGAAACCATTTGATGAATCAGAAATATATACTTTACCAAGTGAAACTAAAAATTGGTACAAAGTAATAATCGTAAGTATCGCAATCATGACAGTATTATCAATCGTAGCGTATTTTTTTTAATAATATGAAAACAAACGAAGAATTAAAAACAATTTCATTTAGTATCGAAGAACAAGAATTTATAAAAATATCACCTGATGGATTTTTCTATAAAGGTGAAAAGATAGATGATGTTCACAATGTATATGAACGTTTTAATGAGTGGCTTAAGCAATCAGAAATAGAAAAAAATAAGTAATTTAATAATCCCACAGTCGTGTATCAAATGTAGGAGTGCGTGCAAGTGTGAAATAAAGGCAGTTTAAATAAGGGCGGTAGTTGCCTAACCGTAGAGAAATTGTGAAATGGTAGAAATACAAAAGTACCAATCTATCAACTTGCCACTCCTACCTCTGGTACATGACTAATTAACAAAACAAAACATATGAAAATAACAATCACAAAGAAAGAAGTAGATGAAAAAATCTTAAAAATATACAATCTTCCAAAAGAAACCATTGTGGAGATTGTAGGTGAGAGTATTGCACAGCAAATACTCGGTGCAGTTTCGCCAAAATCATTAGAATACTGGACCATAACTGATAAAGCAAGTGAAAAAACAAGTGAAATACTTGCAAAAGCACGAAGTTTGTTTGATGTATATGTATACGATGAAAAAGATATTGATGCAGTATTCCCTGCACCAAAAAAAGACATAACAGTATCTTTCAAGAAATCTATAGAACCAGATGAAGAACATAGAAATAAGTCATACAATGATTTTATGTCAGAAAAAGACACATCATACATGACCATGCGACAGTATCTCTTGCTTTGTATATATGTATGGGAAACTGAAAAACAACATCTTGATGTTATTGGTTGGACTCGTACGAGTTCGCTGTGGTCTGATGGTCGGCTTGTGGACGGTTACTGGTTTGGCGGCCTTTCGGGGCTGAGGCTTGATGATGGCAGTGTTGGCAATCGCAATTCGGACTGTGGTCCTCGTCAGCAGTTTCACTTTTAATTTTTTATTTTAACCCTGTGAAAGAACTATTACTAGAACAAAAACAGTCGAAGAAAGTTTATAACACCCACCCAAAGGGATAAGTTTGGGGAAATATTATGCAAAAAATATTCCACTGGCTAGGTTATCATAAATGGAGTAAATGGGTAGACATAGAAGAAAATATACATCCATATAACCACAATCATCAATACAGAGAATGTATTACTTGTGGTAAAAAACAAAAACGCTGGTATCATTCCTAATTTACTAACTAACCCAGTATAAACTGGAAACAAATAACCATGTCAGAAGACGGATTATACCCAATAGATTGCGAAACGTGCGGTGAGTCAATTACAAGCGATAATGAGGACTTTAACGGTATGTGTAAGGACTGTTATGAGACTCCAATAGAGGAATAAAAAAATAAAATTTATGACAAATACACAGTCACATGCGAAAAAAGAATTAGATATACTATTAAAAACAACACCAGATGCAATTATTAAAGACTTTGTCCCTGAAATTCTTGAAATTTGCGAAGCATTTGGAAATTCTGGTCAATCTGGTGCTTCTGCTCCATATACAGCAAGTGCCTTATCTCAAGCAATAAAAAAACTATGTCTTTATCAACCAATATGTCCTATTACTGGTATTGATGAAGAATGGAATAATTGTTCCGATATGGGTAATAAAGGTAATATGTATCAAAACAATAGATGTTCAAATATATTTAAGAAAGGTAAAGATGGTAGAGCATATTTTCTTGATGCAATAGTTTGGCAAGGAGAAGATGACTATGACACTTTTACTGGAACTATAAACGGAATAACCAGTAGACAGTATATAAAATCTTTCCCTTTTGAACCAAAAACATTTTACATAAATGTTGTAAGAGATTTTAATATAGATGGATTACCAGAAAAAGACATTATTGAAACAGGACTTGGTAAATATACATATAAAATAAAAGACGAAAATGAAATAAAAGAAGTCTTTAATTATTACGATAAATATAAAAAAGAAGATTACTAACTAAGAGCATCACATCTCAATAAACTGTGAGAATGGAAATATGGACTTTGAAGACGCAATAAAATTGATAGCACTTGTTTTAGTAATAGTTTCAATAGTTTTTAGTGTTTTTGTAACAGTAAGATGTTGGAACATAAGACTTGCAGATAGAGTCGGTATCTGTGCCATGCAACATACGAGATAATTATGCAACTCCTCCTAGAACCAACAAATTTATTAAACGTAACTATAGCAATCTGCATTATTGTGGCGTGCTATAATTGGACTAAATAATATGAAACAATAAAACATATGAAAATAACAATCACAAAGAAAGAAGTAGATGAAAAAATCTTAAAAATATACAATCTTCCAAAAGAAACTATTGTGGAAATTGTAGATGATAGTCTTGCACAGAAAATACTTGGTGCAACTATTACAAATACCATTTTACCAAAACCATCAGAATACTGGACTATTACAGATAAAGCAAGTGAAAAAACAAGTGATATACTTGCAAAAGCACGAAGTTTGTTTGATGTATATGTATACGATGAAAAAGATATTGATGCAGTATTCCCTGCACCAAAAAAAGACATAACAGTATCTTTCAAGAAATCTATAGAACCAGATGAAGAACATAGAAATAAGTCATACAATGATTTTATGTCAGAAAAAGACACATCATACATGACCATGCGACAGTATCTCTTGCTTTGTATATATGTATGGGAAACTGAAAAACAACATCTTGATGTTATTGGTTGGACTCGTACGAGTTCGCTGTGGTCTG